ACACAAAATACGGCACCTCGGCAGTCGTATGACTCCCCGAACTGTCAATCGCCTGCGTTCTGTCAAAAAATGCCTGTTCTACTCGCGCCATAAAAATTTACTCCACTCGGCTATTCAAAGCCCAGACTTGTCTGGTTCTGTAAAAGTTGATTTGTTTTCTTCGTGTTTTTCTTGATGTCTTCGGTGGCTTTTGCGGTGCGCTCGGCGGCGTTCCCCGCCGATAAAGCCCTGGCGGATTGAGCGTAAAAAGACCCCGCGACTTCAATTTTTCCTTTGACCGAAGCCAATACATCAGGAACGCCGGAAAGTTTCTTTTTCACTTTGTCCAGAGAGCCGCCTTTTTTTCCGCGTTTCCGCCCGACGCGTTTTGCCATGTCTACTGCTTTATCCCACTCGTCTTTTGCTCTTTTCAACTCTTCCAGCGACTGTCTCAGAGATTCTGCGGAATCCGCTTCAATCTGTCCAAGATCGCCAGCGAGATTGTTTTCGATCATCCCCTGCGTTTCTCTGCGTTGGGCTTCGATTCCGGCTTTGTCTTTGTTGGCTTTAGATGCAGAGTTTTTTAACGCTTCATTGAGTTGATTCTGAGTCTCGGAATCCTTCATCTTCAATTCGTCATCAACGAGTTTTATTGCGGCTTCAACATCCAAATCCTTATCGAATATGCCCATAAATCTGAGCCAGCGTTTTTGCAGCCAGCTTTGAGATATATCCCACGCTTTCTTGAGATTGCTTAAGAAGATATTCCAGATGTCCGAGAGGAAAGAAACCGTGTTTACCCAAGCCGTTTTTAGTTCCGCCCAGGCATCGGTGACAATGCTGACAGTTCCATAGAAAACCTCTGCGGTAGTCTTCTGATACCATGCGCTGAAATTTGTCCAATATTTCTGAAGCTCATTGATTCCAGCCTGCCACGCGACTTTCAATGAAGACCATAAAATATTCGCCGCAAGCTGAAAATTCCCGGCAACTAAAGCGTTGGCGATTCCTTTCCACGACTTCACTGCAAAATCTTTGAGGATCTGAAATTTTTCAGCCAGCCATTCTAATGCCTTGCCGCCAATTCCTGAATAGTATAAAATTGCTACGCCAAGTCCGGCAATTGCTACTGTTGCCAATCCAATCGGAGAAATTAAAGCGGCAAGAACTGATCCTAAAATACCTATCGTCGCTCCAAGAATAGTTACTATTCCTGATAAAATGCCGAATGTAATCGCAAGGAGTTTCGCTATCATCCCGAATGTCAGAAGCGCGGCTCCGGCAACTCCAGCGACTCCAATCAAAGCGACAATAGAAACGACAACCCGCCTATTTTTCTTTATCCATTTATTGAGATTTTTTGCCATGCCGATCATCATTTTTGAAAGTTTGGCAACGGGCTTTGACAATGCCTCTCCGACTACTGAAAGGATGGCTATTCCTGCCTGTTTCAACCTGGCGAGAGTCATTGATAATGTCTTTGCCATCTTTGCGTACGCTTTGTCGGCGGCTCCAGCGCGGTTCTTCATGATCTTGATGTCATCATTGAATCCTTCCATGCTCTGGAGAGCAGGCAACACCCCGCGAATGGCGCGTTTATTTGGGAATATCCTGCTGATCGCATCTGGCGGCAACTTTGCTATTTTTTCAAAGACGCCTTTCAAGCCAATGCTTTTTATTGTCGCGGATGAGAGTTCAAATCCGAGTCTTTTCGCGTATTTTGCGGCATCATCTGTTGGCTTCAAAAATGTTGCAATAATTGCATTTAAAGCAGTAATTGCATTTTCTGTTTTTATGCCGCGTCGGGTCATGGTGGCAATAGCCGCTCCGAACTCATCCAGGCCCACTCCTGCGCTTGCGGCGGTGGTCGCTACCAAACCAATAGAGGGCGCAAGTTCCGCAAAAGTGGTTTTTCCGCGTCGTACTACGGAAAACAAAAAATCAGAAACATCGGCTGCTTTGTCTGCAGAAAGTCCATAGGCATTAAGGATTGTGGTGATTGCGTCCGCGGCGATCCCTGTATCCGTTACTCCAGCTTTTGCGGCCTTTGCGGAAACCGCCAAGACGCTAAGCGCCTTCTCTGCCGGGATAGAAGCCGACAGAATATCATACAATCCCTTAGCAAGAGTGCCTGTGCCCTCGCCAAAATGAATGGACATTTTTCTCACCCCGCGAGTCAGCCTTTCCATATGTTTTTCGGGCTGGTCAAGCATAGTTGAGACATTTGCCATCTGCTCTTCAAAATCAGCAAACACTTTCACGCCAAATGCAAATGGAGTCGCCATTATCAAACTCGCGGCAAGCATCTTTCTGCCGATAGTTGTCACGGACGCGCTGAAGGCCATAAGCTTTTTCTTTGCGCCAGCCAAACCACGGACAAGCCTGTTATTTTGAGTATAGAGCTCAACATAAGCCGCGCCCGCTCTGATGTTTGCCGATGCTGACATAGTTTACCTTGATATCACTTTATTTTGTTCTACTTTTTTTAATATTGAAAAACAAGGATTATAAAAAATGCAAAATGAAATTGACCGTTTTATCGCCATTGATGATAATAGCAACCAATACACAGTTGTTATCCTCCAAGATATTGTTGAAGTCCATACCAGAGGCGGAGTTTCATGTATTCCTGGAATTAAAGAGGCGCTTACTCCAGATGGCGGAAGTTTAACCTGCATTGATGACAAAACTTTCATAATTGATGATACTGGCACAATTATCCGGAAAGTTGATTAATCTTATCAGGACAGAGTGCCGCCAGTTCTCTTTTTCATACATGCCTATTGCGAGCAATAATCCACCATATTTGCTCTCTTCAAGGTTAACGATAATTCTCTCCGTATTTAACTTCCTGTAACTCATTTTTCTCTGGCTTTTTCTTTGACCTTTTTCTTGCAATGTAAATTCTTTTGCCCTAGGGCGCGCCTGCTTTGATATTTGCGGTTGCGCCCATTTTCTTTTATTTCCGTCAATGGTAAAATCAAAATTTTCAATGCTCTCGCAAGTCTCAGGAAAGTTACTCAGCCAAATCAAAAAATGGTGTCGGCTGTTGTCTTCTTTATACATGCCAACACTGATCAATACCTCTCCGTTCTTGCTCTCTTCAAGATTAACGGTTATCTCTTCCTTTTTTAATTTTCTGTAAGTCATCTCATTTCGTCCTTTCTATCTTTATTGCTCGACCGATGCGCTGGAGCTGAAAGCCATAAGTTTTTTCCGACTCCAGTCAGGCTCCGGACAAGTCGGTTGCTTTGCGTGTAGAGCTCGACATAAGCCACACCCGCTCTGATGTTTGCCGATGCCGACATTGCTAATCCTTTACCAATTCCTTTATTTCATCTTTGAGATGCTCAGAAAACACCTGCTCCAATGCGGGAGGAGATTCTTTGCATCGGTCGATTTCAATGATTATTTTCTTTCGCTTATAAGCCTGAAACGCATATTCAATTGCGATTGCCAGAAGAAGAATTGCCGCGACGCAGACTGCAAAAAACAGCTTCTGCAAGGGCGCAAAATCAAGTGAATACCTGTAGAGAAAACATCCTGTCTGGAATGTTCCGATTGTCACGCTGTTCGCCACAAATGCGATTACAATAAATTCGAATATGCTTTTAATTGCCTTCATAAGTTTTTAATCCTTCGTTGTTGATTTTAAGATTATTGCGGTTGCTTTTATTTTTGTGATGAAGTTGCCAACCCCGAATGCAGTTCATCTACCCATCCCTGCCTCTGTTTCCTGCCCCGGCGACAGGGACTTTTTCTATTCCAACTTTTGCCAGGTCGTCCGCCGTAACTTTTTCGTTGGGAAGCTGGTTTAGAAAAAATTTCTCATATGACATCCATCCGTTTTCTTCATAAATTCCAGCCACAACAACAAGCCGCCCTTCCTTGTCTTTTCCGAATGTCAGCGTGATTTCATCTCTCGTAAGTTTTCTCTTTGCCATATTTACAAATCCTTTCTTCTACTCGCAAAGCGAGTCGCTTAAACCAGGTTTCACCTGGCGGTCCACAAACACGTCTTTTAAAATTCTCAGTCCTTTTCCGCGAAGGATTGCCTTTACTTTTTGCTCATGCGGATTTAACTCTCCCGGCTTAATAGCTCTCTGTTTTTTAGGGTTGCGATTGACATTTATTATCAATGCCAGAATTGCCGAAGTATGGTTCCAATTGTCCTTGCTTTTTGCCTCAGCCATTATTATCAATTCCCGCAGCGTCAAAGGATCAGGGTTTACTCCCGCAATTCCTGCAAGCTCCCAGATAAACTCATAAGTCTCTCGATTTCCATGTCCATTTCCTTCTCGAATTCCGGATCTTCGAGATACTTGTCCGCCGCGTCCAGAGCTTTCATTTCCATCTTCTTGAATCTCCCCATCGCTTTGCGAAGCACCCGGCGCTTCGCTTCGGGGAAAAAATCCACAAGCTCCTCCAGCAACGCCTCTGTCGCAAGCTCTATAGCGTCACCAGCCATGGCCTGCCCGAACTGTTCGTCCGTGATGTTTTGTTTGTCCGCTTCAGGCTTGCAAATAGCATAGATCACATCGCAAAGAAGAATTGGATTTGTGGCAAGCTCATCAATCACACCCTCCTTTACAACTCCCTCTATCAAGTCAATATCAAGCAAAGATTTCACCCTTTTTACAGCCGCTATATTTACTGCGATTGTCCATGTCCTCCCGGCATTGTCTTTAAATGTTTTCATAATTTTATTCTCCAATTTTTAAAGCCTTTTTATTCGCTCCGAAGCTTGAGCGAACCCGAATGCAATGAGGGGAATTTGCCCCTCCGTGCTTACGGAGTTGCTTCCTTCCATTGAGGGGCGCGAGTTGAATAAGTGGGCTTGGCTGTAACTGAAACCGTCATCGCCTCCTCCAAGGGCTCTCCCCTTGAAAAACTGGTTATGGAAAAGTCAGCGTCCAACCCTTCTCCATCAACATCATCCAGAATAGCCAGGGCGATTGCCGCACCATTTAGATAAGCATTTTTGATGGCAGTAAATCCTGCATTTCCAGTATCCCACACCAGCTCAAATTCCACAGAAGCGTCCTTTAAAGCGGCCACTGTCGCGCGCCATCCATTGTTGCCGCGGGTGGTGACATCTGCTTCCGAACTTTCAAGATTCAAGGTCACATCTTTCGCGTTTTTGAGTTCATTTGAAGCCAAAGCTCCAGCATCGCCGTAGTAAAGCTTCCCTTCCAATCCAAGTCTATACATCTTTTTAATCCTCCATTTTTATCGTACTGAATCTGACCAAATTTTAGGGATTCTCTTCTCCATCTTCTTCAGAGCTGGCCCCATAAAACCTCTTTTGGGATAATCGCGGCCGTAGTATTTGCCTCCAAATTCATGCGCCATTCCTGAACGTCCAACCATTGTGTAAGTAGGACCGATAATTACACTTCCTTTGTCCCTGTTAACCGAATATCGCAACGACCTTTTGAGTTGCCCCTTTTTGGTATGTGGCGGCGTGCCTTTCCGCGATGGTTTTTTATTCCGGCGAATGCTTCTTCTTGCCGTGAGACGGATTGCCGCTCCGGCATGGTTCAAACTTTTAAAGGAAGCTTTCTTTGCCGCATCATTCACGCGCTGGGAGTGAAACTCTGATCTGCTTCTCATTGAGATCATGGCATCACCTTGAAAGTCAAAGTTATCACACTTGTAAATTGACGGAACTGTCTCAAGTGTCCAGGATCATAAATGGGTTCATTTTCCTTTTTTATGCACACAGCGCTTGGGTATCCTTCCAACCTTTCAGCCTTGAATAATCCGCAAATATCCTCGGCAAGCTTCAACAAACCATCAACTTCAGAATCGTCCGAAATTTTCTTCTGTATCCCAATATCAATTTGGATTTCGTCTATGGTATGGACTCTTGTTCCTTGCGTAATCTTCCGTCCTTTGGGGACAACCGAGACCTTCAAAGTCTTCAACGCCTTAAGGTCATATCTCGGCAGGAGTGTCCGCTCCGCTGTGAATTCAGGCGTCAAACTTGCCCCGTTCAAAAACCTCAACAACCGCGACCGCAATCTCAGTTAATTTG